GATAGCACCTGACCTTCAATCTCCTGACGACCATCCTCCCAATCAGGAGCATTGGCTGACTTAGCCTCACGCTCAGCTTTGCGAGCCTCGAAATTATCAGACTGGCGGACGAGTCTGCGAGCGAAAGCAACTTGCTTGCGAGAGAGGCTGAAGTATTTGTTGAGCTTGTTAAGCATATCACGAATGATGACATCCTTATCTTGATTCTCGATAAGAAACTCACCAACGATTTTCCAACGCCAGTTACGCTTCATGAGCGAGCGAAGGCGAGCGAGGTGTATGCGATTGGCAATATGTTCAGCTTGGATTTGATCGCAAGATTCGAACTGAAGGCGATCTACGCAAGTAGGACCAATGACTACTAGCTCACCACTAGTGTGACGATATAAAGAGCCATGTTTGAGGTGAGTGCCACAATGAGTGCATTGATCGCAGTTGTAGCCATTAGATTCTAGCTCATCATTGTAGCCAGAGTCGATAGGGTCTTGAGCTTCACCTGAGTATGTGCCATCGATATGGTCATAAGCCTCATTCATGCGATGGTCGAAACAATCAACAAAAATGTAGGACTTAGGGTCGAAGCCTCCAGAGAGGCGATGCTTTGAGATTTTTTGAGTGGCGATCATAGTAGTAGTATTTAGTAGGTTAAAATGGGAGCCTCCCCACGCTGTGTGAGGAGGCTGATTTTTTATATGTTCAGGACGTAGAAACTTTTGTCGCCATTTCCAACACTAGAAATAAGTTTTCGATTTTGATCATTGTTAGGAATCGATTGGATATTACATAGCTCGTCATCAATCATCCAAGTGATTAGGGTTGTATTACTGATGCAACCGCCACCAGCGTTGAACTTATTAAGAAGTCTGATGTCGCATTGAAATGTGTAAAGGACTTCTTTACGACCGCAGTATTCGATAACTAAGAACTCTTGAACAGCAGCTCGTTTTTTAACATCTTCGACTTCTTTATCGAAAACAGCAGGGTTGAATCCGCGATTAAGACCGCCAGCTTCAGCGATTGCATCTTCGAGGTTATTGTGGCGAGAGAGGATTGTGATGTTTTTCATAGTAGTATTTTAGTAGTTTAGTAGTGTCACTCATCGTTGAGCTTACATTCACTATGGCTGAGTGTAACCATAAAGCAAGCCTTTTTAAACTTTTTTTAAACTTTTTTTTAACTAGCTCCAAAAACTAGTTGCAGACCTACCACCCCTAGACTTTTTAGGCTTAGGTTTAGTATCTTGATCTACATCTATTCTAGCGATGCCTACGAATTTAGATAAAGCTCTAGCAAGTATTTCGCAGTCCCACATGTGATCACCCTTGTTACGTTTAACTTTCTTAACGATTTTGATATGACCTGATTTGTCAGTTTCTTTCGTCCAGTATGTTGAAAATAGCTGATCGTAGTAAACTGAAGGTGTATCCGTGAAAGTGTAGAAACCAGATATTTGTGCAGAACGCAGGCGAGCTAGTTCATCCTCATACAAACTTTTATTAACATGTAGGTATCGTATTTTAGATTTTCCTGCTCGACCTTTATTATCACCAGTAAACGGATCTTTCATTTGCATTCTGTATGGCTGATCGCCTTGCAGGTTTTTCCATCCTCGAGACCCAAACCATTTAGACCTACGTTTATGAACCTCTTCATAAATCTCACCAGTTCTATCTCCAGCACAGTCAATAATTGCAGACTGGCAGGTATGCTGATCATACTTGATATCAAGTTCAGCGAAAGTAGCGACCTGACCGCAATCAATTAGGTAGCTATCTCCATCTCTATTGAATCCACGAACAACAAACCAAAAGGAATCTGTTTGAGTGTCAGCAGCAAGTATCCTTACTTCACCTTTTAGGTCACCCTGTTGGTAGTCTAGTTCTAATTGATTTGCGTCAGCCTGATCTTGATTTGCCCAGTCTTCACGCCAAGGTTCAGCTAAGTTACCCTGAACGAATTTTTTTAGTCCATGCGGAGAGTGGCAAACTTGAAGCCATGCAACCATAAGCGAAGCGAATGTCATTGCAGGTGCATACATAGAATTTAGGTGATAGCTATGATGACCTCTAGGTGCATTGGGATTACTTGAAACCCATTCGCCATTTTTTATCATGTTAGGTTTATGGGCATCTAGTATTTTACCATCGCACTCAGAGCATCTGTAATAAGCAGATGATGTTACAAGTTCATAGTCGTAACCATCCTCTAGCTTTGCATCCTCATTGAAAGCTACAGAATATCTCAGCTTTCCATCTTTATCAGTTTGCCTCCAAGTGAACTCTATTTTTTTATTGCAATGAGGGCAGGGCATTTTGTATTTACGTTGATCGCCATATAGGTATTCCTCCCATATGCCACCCTGCTCATCTTTAGGTGTAGAAGTCTGAATGATTTTGTATTGCCTGCGACCTTTAATGCGCTCATGGGCAGCTAGTCTTATGTCAGGGTCAATCTCATCAATTTCATCAAGCACAAGGTAAGCAACAGGCGCAGACTTAACATTATTCTCCGACCCTGCACCTGCGAAAGTTAGTGTGCATGACAGAAATTCTTGACGCATATTAGTTATTTTTTCTGAGTCTACTCTGCCAGTCGCAATACTCAATGGGCATTGCTCCTTAAGAGGTTTACAATCATCAATGAAAGGTAGCCATCTGCCTTTTGAAAACTGTCTAGCATTTTCAGCCGAAGGCATGATCCAAAGAGTATCTTTAGGGAACTCACTCAGCAGGTATGCCAAACCTGTATACATAGTAGTAGTCTTACTTGACTGCGATCCCCAGCAAAGAGTTACCTTATTTACATAAGGGTCAATTAAATCTTCAAGAGGTTGCTTAGCATATGGAAATATGCGCAAAGACCCAGGAAGTTCAGAAATATTATCGCGAAGAGTGCAGTTATCAAATGCCCAATCGACTGGAGACTGTAGTTTTCTACGCGAGTATAGTTTTGATATTTTGTTATCTAACAATGAAGCCATTTTGAGCAGCGAATTTTTTTGTATAAGCCTTCATATCTTTTTTTGAGGCGATCTCGAATGCTTTAATTTGCCCATTGAATGCTTTTCTAAATCCATCTATACCTCTAGCGTATGGGTTTAATGCAGCATTAGATTTGCTCTTTAAGGTTATTAGATATTGCTCTTTAGTAGATTGATTTTCTTTTGCACTTACAGCAGAAGCGTGAGCTAATGATAATTTATGTTTTAGTGCATTACCTAAACCTTTAGCAGACTTTAAAGGTATCCTTAGTTTCTTCATCATGAAAATGAATGTAGCTTGACCAGATGCTATATTTTTTTTCTTTTCTTTAAGCATAGCGGATTTTCTTTTTCTAATCTCACCAAGAGCTTTATTTATTTTGGTAGTTTGATTTGAAGTAAAAGATGTTCCAGAAGGATTTTTACCACTAATAGCATTGAGTTCAAATTTTCTTCTTACCCTTATCCATTTATTATTAGTGACACTTGGACCTTTTACAATAAGAGAACCATCTTTAGCTTTTCGAACTTTTACTCCAACGCTTGATACAAATGTTCTACCAAGAGATCGTTCAACATCTTTTTTAATTTTTGCATATTTAGATTTTCCTGTATTAACAGCAGCGTTTTGCAGAACCCTGCCAGTCATAGCTCTAGTGACATCTTTTAAACTAGCCTCAGTTCCTCTTTTAAGATGACCTATCATTTTACTAAATCCAGTTGAATCTAATTTTATTGGTTTAGCCATAAAAATACTGATTTTGTCAATGAATTATAAATCATCAATCTTTCCACCGCATTGAGAATAGCCTGCCATGTCTACCCAATTATCTCTTTTAGGTTTATGCACATTTCTAGCTATTTTCATTAGTATCATCATGTGAGCTACATCTCTAGCTGAAATTGATATGTCGATTCCACTATTAGTTTTAAGATACCACTCCCAAGAAGCACCTATTTCTGTTAAATTTTTTTTAGGACTTCCATAGTCTTGTTGGCGATCAGAACCCTGTATTCTAAAAGCTTCTTGACAAATAGATTCATTTTTATTTTTTTTCATGATGTGAGAAATTTAACTCCAGTGCTTGAGTGAAGTCAAGTATATCGGAATTGCATCTTAAGAATTTAATCTCCGATGGGTGGATACAAGGGAAATACTACAGACCCACCTACATCTTAACAGAAGGACTACCCATCGGAGAAAATCTTTTCAATCTCAGAAAAGACCCTATCGTCAAGTCCATTGCGTATGGCGAGTTCAGCTATCTGAGGATTTTCGGGATTTGCCATTGCAGATATTTCTCTAGGTAGTCCATCTAAAAGTCTGCGAAGAGGTGTAAGGAGTTTAATAACCTTCTCAGCAGCCTCCCATTCAGGTATTAGTGATTCTGCTTTCATCTTCAGTTCTAATTCTCTCAGGGATGCGACAGCCGATTCTTTTCTACCCTGCTCTTCAGTTAGTTTTTTTCGCAAATCATCCATACTCGCACTTGATCCATGCTTAGATTTGCGATTTTTTTGAAGCAGTCTAATGTAGTTCCTGATAGATTCCCAAGCTTTGTATCTACCATTTGATATTTTAGTAATTACATGGTCATTAGAAAGGTTAGCGATTTGTTGAGCCGTGACTCCAAAGAGATCAACTAGCTCAGAAGTTTTAATTATTGAATCATCACCTAATTTTTCAGAAGAAACATCCTGACTTTGTGATTCTAAAAAAGAAGATTCTTGAGCTGTTAGCGATTTTCCATCTTTAACCTTAGCTACAATGTTAGATAGTAGCTTCTTATTTACATTATCGAGTAGGGATTGATCTATCATTTATGACTATTGCGTAGAGCTTTAGCTAACGCACTTTTTCTTTTAGCCCTAGGGGATTTATCATTTAGTCTTAACTCAGCATGACCAGTAGTTTTACGAATATACATCTTACAATACTGAGGAAACATACTAGCTATTTTTTTAATTGAGTCATGTATGTATTGCTCAGTTCTGATTTCCTGCAGCCCACCCTGCTCTTTATAATAGTTTGATTTTACTGTTATGTCATCCAGCCTGACCAGCACTCCATGCTTATGATATTGGCGAATCGAGTATTCGTAGTCTTCACCATGATTAGTAACACGCTCTAGAAATTTATCATGTTTTACGATAACCCCAAACATAGATGCTATAATGTAGCTTAGCTTAGTATATGTGCGATGGCTCATGAAGAATGGATTGGATGCAGCGTAGATTCCAAAAGTTTTAGATTTATGTTTAAAACAGGCTTCGAAACCACGAATGATTACATCTTTTTCTAAATCAGCAACAGGTATCAGCTTATCTTCATTTTTAACCTGAACCTCATCGATATCGTCATCAAACATCATTAGGTTAGTTCCTTCAGGATAGTAACGCTCAATGAAATTACGTTGCATTCCTATTGTGGGAACGCCTTTTACTATCTCTATATCTTTAGCGTACTCGTTAGTGGCAAGAGCTTTTCTATATTTATCGTATTCTTCAGGCTCCTCATCATTAACGAATACTTTTATCAGGCTAGGGTCTATATTGTATTCCTCTAATACCTTAAGAGTTTTAGTTTGTATAGTATCGCTACGCTTGTAGCTAGGTATTGCGATTTGATATTTCATTTTAATTTGTCTAGTTCTATTTGCCTAGCTCTGAGTAGCTCATCATTTAAAGTTAAACATTTCCACATACCTTTTAAGCTGTAGTAAACGACAGAGAATCTGTAACCATCATCGGATATTGGATTCATGGGGCTAACTCCATGTAGTATCTTTTGACCATCAAACATAAATAGAGAATTATGTTTTAGTAGAAATCGAGCGTTGATTTCAGGAACGCAAAGCCAGCCACCTTCCATTTCTTCACGCAATACAAGCATACAGCTTAAAACATCCTTGAAGTTACCTGCATCAAAGTGATATGATAGTGGATTGTTTTTATTTACAATGCCACTTGTGAAAAGTGAGTCAGGCATTCGCCACTCATCGACAACTTTATCAAGTAGTTCCTTATGTTGATCCGCAGTATCAGGTGCAACTTTGAAATATCTTTTAGTTA